AAAACGTCCATCAGTAGATGGCGAAATGCGTGGACAATTTGATGATGTATTAGGTATCCAACTGCTTCGTAACAGGTTCGCATTACTTGCGATGGAAGCAGCAGAGAAATCTGTGCAGGCACCAATCGTTGTTCCAAGCGATGTGCAAGAACTACAACTTGGTGGAGATGCGATTATCCGCACCAACTCTCCAGCAGGTGTGCGCCGTGTGGACCTCAATATTCCACCTGGAGCATTTACTGAACAATCAATACTACAGGCAGAACTTCGTACTGGAACACGTTATCCAGAGGGACGTACTGGAAACATTGATGCATCAATCATCACGGGACAAGGCGTTCAAGCGCTTATGGGTGGTTTTGATACACAAGTTAAATCTGCTCAAGCAATCTTTGCTTCCTCTCTCAAGGAAGTTCTTTCTCTTTGCTTCATGATTGATGAGATGTTCTTTAACTACGAAAAGACAATTCGTGGTGTAGATGCAGGCTCACCGTTTAGCCTTGAGTATTTACCATCAAAGGATATTAAAAAGGATTACTCAGCCGATGTTCGTTATGGAATGTTGGCGGGACTTAACCCTGCACAAGGACTTATCTTTATGCTACAAGCCCTTGGCGGTAAGTTAATTAGCCGTGATATGGCAATGCGTGAACTTCCATTTGGAATTAACGTAACAATGGAACAAGAAAAAATTGAAGTAGAAGAAATGCGTAACACTTTAGTTGGCGCACTACAGGCAACTGCTCAAGCAATTCCTCAGATGATTACACAGGGACAAGACCCAACTGGTTTGGTAAAACAAATTGCAGATGTAATTAAGGCACGTCAAAAGGGTGTAAGTATTGAAGACGCTATTAACGAGGTCTTCACTCCAGAACAACCTCCTGTTGGTGCACCTCAGGTTGAGCAAATGTCCCCTGCTCCCGCCGCACCAGCAGGAGGCGCTCTTCCTCCACAAGGTGGCGCAGGTAGACCAGACATCCAAACACTATTAGCGTCATTAACATCTGGCGGTAAGGCAAGCGCAAGCGCAAGAACATCAGTTCGTAGATAAGCAAGGAGGGGACGATGACAACACTTGCTGCGATACAGGGTGATGGCTGGGCTGTTATTGGATGCGACTCTCGTTCATCTGACGATAGTGGTCGTCCTATGGACCTTGCTACTCATAAGATTATTGAAAACAATGGAATCTTAATTGCTGGTTCTGGTTCTAGCCGTGGCTCTAACATTTTACAGTTTGGTTGGAAACCACCAAAGCCAACAGTAAATGAGAACTTAGATAAGTTCATGACTCAAAAATTTATTCCAAAAATGCGTCAAGCATTTATTGATGCAGGCTATGATATGAAAGAAGATGGGGATGCTGCCGAACACGATTCGTCATTTATTGTTGTTGTTCGTGGGGTTATTTACCCTGTGTTTGAGGATTACTCTTGGGACCGTGATGTTAATGGTCTTTACTTCTCTGGCAGTGGTGGTGACATTGCTCTTGGCGTTATGGAAAGTTATTGCCATGGAGGTCTTGCTTTTTCACCAGAAGATGCGGAAGTCGCTGTAACTACAGCAATTGAGATTGCTGCTAAATGGGATATCCATACAGCGTTGCCAGTTGTCGTCAGGACACAATACGCATGAGTAAAAAATTTCAAGAAAAAGTAGAAGATGCATTACGTTTCTTAATTGAACAAGAAACTAATGAACAGTTTATTTGTGCCAACTGGATTTTAATATCTGAGTGGGCAGATTATGGGGGAACAAGATATTTACATACAGAAGTAAGCGAGGCTATGACGCCTTGGAACGCATATGGAATGATTCAATGCGCTCAAGAATATAACAATGAAACATTTTCTACAGAAGAAACAGAAGAGGATGAGGATTAAATGGCAGGCAAAGGTGGATACCAAAAACCTAATAACCCAGCACCAGTATCTGGTCCTGGAAGTCTTAGTCAACGCACTGACGGGTCACCAACACAAGCAGCAACTTACATCCCAGGACTACCCTACGGACAGGGACAAGAAACTTACGACAACCAAGTAAAAGAACCTATGCAAGGAAATCCTTTTCCTTCAATGGGTGGTATGAATGTTGTGCCTCTTGATGCACCAACTATGTTTCCAGAAGAACCAGGAACTGCTGGTATTGATGCTGGACCAGGAGTTGGCTCAGAAGCAATGATGGATTTGCCACGTTACAAATCAAATCCTAGAGATACCATTGCAAAAGTAGCAATGTTTGATGATACAGGCGAAGTAGAACTTATTCTTTCAAAGTTTATTTAGGAGCGTATAGTGAGAGTTTTAAAACCCATTGTCGCTGAAGCGTCACCCACACTTTATCAGGCAGCAACTAGAGCAAACTTAACACCTAGAGAACAAACTCAAGTTGAGCAAATGTCTTGGGCTGTAAAAAAGAATAAAGAACTTACTCAAATGTCATCTGCCGATGCACGTAAAGAGTTTGATTTACTTGACCCTAATGCTCAAGAAGGTTTGAAGTCATTCTTTGGCGATGCTGATTACATGCAACAGCCACCAGATTTTGGTGACCGTGCTTTGGGTGCATTAAAATTTACTGGCAAACTACTTGCAAGCCCACTTATTGGGTTGTTTAAGGTTGCTGGTGCATACAACCGTGTTATTAATCAGCCTTATAAGGTTGCTCGTCAGGTAGCACAGGGCGAAAGTATTTTTGATTGGAAAGTTTGGGATGATGCTTGGGACGGCAGAGACCTATACGATAACAAAGCAATTGCTGAGGCTGAAAATACATTTGGTAAAGCAAAGATTTATGTAGCAAAAGGATTACTTGAGGGCAAGAAGCCTGGAGAAATTCTTGAAGCATATGGAGATTTAACTCCAGAAATTACTGCTGCTATTGAAGAAGCATTTAATAATCCAGATTCATTTAAGCAAGTAATGGATGCTGCTAAGTATGCACAGTTTAGCCCTGGTCGTGATATTGCTAGAATTTTTGATAGAAAGCCACCTAAAAATGGTGGTCTTACTGGTGATTATATTGATGGCACTACTAAAAATGTCTCAGGTGTAATTGACTTTATCTACCAACTTGCTATTGACCCACTTACTTGGATTACTGGTGGAACTAGCAAGGCTGCAACTCGTGGAACACAGTTGGCAGAACTTGTAACTAAGGCTGGCGATGATGTCGCTGCTGGTGTATCTCAAGTATTTAAAGATAAGGGTGTCATCAAACTTTGGGATGAGCAGTTTGGTCCAGAGATTGAGCGTCTTGCTTCTACTAGAAATGAAGCAGAGAAAGCAATTGTTCGCCGTGAAATTGGAAGACGTTTTCCTGGCTACAATAATGATGAAGCATTAGATTTTTTTGCTAAGAAGAAAATGTTTAATGCTGAAAGAGCAGAAGATGTTTTTTCTGAAGCATCAAATGTGCATTTATTACTTTCTGGTCGCCTAGATGGCATGACTCATCGCCGTAATGGTGTAGTTACTGCTCGTGCAGAACGCCGTCTTACTCGTGGTCTTGAATCTTTTCTAGAGGCTACCTTTGATAAAGCCTTTGTTGGCGCTGACAACTTCTTTAACGTAAAGCGTGGTGCAGAAGAACTACAAGCAAAGGGTTCTGATGCATGGGACATCCTTGCAACTGCAGGACGTAAATCTGATGAGGCTGTAAATCCACAGATTAAAGAATTTGCAAAGCAAGAAAGAGATATTAAGGGATTTAAAAACAAAGTAGATGCCTTTGGTAAATGGGCAGGCAAGATGGCAGCCCGTAACCCAGCAGGACAAGCAGTATTAACTGGCGATGATGCAATTAAAACAATTGATACAGTTCGCAACTATGCTCGTTTAGTTCTTGACCGTGATATGGCGGATTTTGTAGCACAAAAGTTTCTAGCATCTACCGAAGATGAGCAGATTGTAGTAATGCGAAATCTTTACGCAGCAATTATGCAGCGTTCTGGTATTACTGATGATGCAATCATGAAAGAATATCTAAAGAAGACCCATAATGGACGTGCTGGCTTTACAACTACAGTAAGAACTGAAGTTGATGACCAGTTTGCTGGGCTTCTTTCTAAAGATACAGTTAAGTATGAGAATGACACAGCATTACTTGAAGGTTCTGGAGCAATCCAACCATCACAGATTGCAAGAGGTGTAGGTCCGCTTCCTTTGGAAGAGATTGCACTTAAAGCAAATGAGATAAAGTCAAAGCAAAGCCTTATTAAGGCTGCACAAGGTGCAACTAAGTCTAAGTTTGCTAAAGACTTTACAGATTTTTGGTCTATATTTAC